CTTTGCGTTGGGTAATTCTTGATATTTGTACAATAGCCATCTAATGATCTCCGATCACGTATTTAGCAGATAATACTGCTCCACACGTTTCCACCACTGACTACGATATTGCTCAAATTCTGTGCCTTCTAGCACAAATTCTTGATATTCTGGCTGTGTCAGCACGTTGCCCATGTCGTCTGTTTCGGGCTTGACACACATCAAAATAACACCCTTTTTGATGTCTGTGCCGTGAACTTCGTTGTGTGCTTCGGCATAGGCGCAGAGTTGTAAAAAATAGTCTTCGATCCATTCACGCTTTTTGGGCTTGTTGGTTTGCTTGTAGTCTAGTATGGCGTGTTCGTTTAAATGAATCCCAGCAGCATCTGTAGTACCTGCATACACTGACGGAAAATACAAGGGAACTTCATAGCCCCAAAATTCGTTGACACGATTGACAATACCTTGGTTGACCACTGTCTCTGCCATGGCATGACTGGCCCAGCCAAATGGATTGGTTCCACGATCTTTGAGTTCACCGTGTTTGACATAGTGCTCTAGATAACTGTGCATACGGGTGCCACGATTGGCAGCTTCTGTGGTGATCTGCTGTGCCCGCTCTGTGCCCACACGTTTTCTCCACTCATTGAGAGCTTGTACTTTTTCAGCTGGTTTGGTTTTGTCTAATATGGTTGTTACACTGGGTAACTTGTTGCCATCAGGGGTGGCATAAAAACGCTTGCCATTTACTTCTACTCTAGGCACTGGAGTGTATTCAAATCGAGGATTATACATTTGGTTGATCAATATAGTAGTAAGGTTTAGTGTGTAACATCTTATAGTTGTGTTCAATTGCTGGAAGATTTAATAAAAACAAATCATGAAGGTCAGACAAAGACAAATTTAATAAGTTATCTAGGCTATTGATAAATTGTTGAAATCTTTCTTCGTCGTTTGTTATTGTGTCAAATGAATAATCAATACCTTGAAACAACTTCCAACCTTGATTTTTTAAAGTTGAATAAAAGTCATTGGTTCCAAAATTTAAAACCAATCTGCCCTGCACCAGATGATCGTAAGTTTTTTCTGTGAAAAAAACACCTTGTTGCCCACTGGTTTGTGATTCAACTTGAACACTGATATAACTTTGATCAAAAAATGTTGAATCAGGAGGGACCGTTGCTGTATCAACCTTGCTGTATTTGTTTTTTAAAATTATTCCATCATAAACATTGCTTAAAAATCCGTCGTTTCTTTTTAGTAGATAATTGTATAATTTTGATCTATAAGAACTCATTCTTCTATTTAGACTGAGAAATTTTTTTTCACGACGATTTAAATTTAGAGGCAGTTGTTTGTAAGCCCGAGCGTCACCGCAGTGTTTCCATCCTGTTTGCCCTTGGGTCATGGCTAATTTTGTTCTATTCCACAAGTAATCAACTCTTTTAATATTAACATTGTGATTTGGTAAAGCATTTGCAGTAAACCAAGTAACAGGAAATCTTTGTGCCACTGACTGAATATGATCTAATTTAAAACATCCACCGTTTTCATGCACATGAAAAAAGTCATAAAAACAAACTTGTTCAATTCCGTCAAATATTTTTGGTTGAGATTTTAAAAAATCTACACCACCCAGGTTAATGTCGATCCATAATTCGTTGGCATCACTGTTCTCATCATGAAATACAATGTCTCCACATTTATCAACTTCCGCTGTCATCCAGTGTCGGAGATTATTTAGACTTTGGTCGCTGCCCGGATACAAGCGAATTTTTCTTAATCTCATTAGATTCTAAATGATTCGCCGCATCCGCAACGGTCTTTTTCGTTGGGGTTGATAAATTCAAAGCCTTCATTCAAGCCTTGACGCACATAATCAATTTGTAAATTTTGCAAGTAAGGTTGATCTTTTTTGTTGACAATAACACTGAATCCGTCTTGTACTACAACGTTATCACCGGGTTGTAGATCATCTACATATTCCAACACATAGGCCAGTCCTGAACAACCAGTGGTGCGAACTCCTATGCGTATACCTAGGCCGCCTCGTTGCTGGAGATTTTTCTTGATTTTTTCCGAAGCCACAGCAGTGGCAGTTATATTAATCATATTATATTCTGGTTTCTATAATGACATAGCTATCATCAGTATTTTGTTGATTTGACAAGTGCCACGACAATGAATCAGCTTGGTCAAAGTTTAAAATCACTGTGCCATTGAATCCCCAATATAGTTTATTCAATGATTCATTGTTTTCAGTATTTAACATCACTGTTTTCATAAACTGCAGGCTTGCTGGGCAACGATCAACTGTGACTTTTTTCAATTCAATATACTTGTCTCTCAAAATGTTACCGTGACTGTCGATTTCTGTGTCACAGGATGAATTTTTGTTGTTGACTACAATTTTCATCACAGCCGGCCAATCAACTTTACATTTAAATATCGACTGTTCTGACTCAAACTCAGCACAATCAAATACTTTGCAATCATCTACAAATATCTGCATTGCCATAGTGCCATTGTAATGCCCAATTTTAAATTCTAACTCAATTTCAGACTTCATATTCATTTTGGCCCATTTGTTTGGCAATTTCATTTTCTAATTCTTTTTGAGGGTCAATGACACTGTATTTTATGTTATACCCATGTTGTTGTCCCACTTTGATAAGGTCATTCATTCGACTCAGGCGAGTTTTGTAGTTGTTGCCAGTGGCTTTGATTTCCCAAAGTGTGTTGTTTCCGCCGGTGCTGGACAAGTTGCCCTGGTTCCATGTTATACCCAACTCATCTTGGTGTCGATCCAACCAAGTTCCGGGCAAAATAGACAAGGTTCCTCCAATGGCTATCAATTTAATCGGATCTGTGGCATAGTGTTTGTGATCCTCTAACCATTTGAGTGTTAATTCATGATCTTCATTGGTTTCTGTTACATAGCCCACCAAGACCAAAAGGCTCAAACTAATATTGTATTTTTTGGCCATTTCAAGACTGTACTCAATGTCCTCATTGCTAAACTTCTTTTTGATATGATGACGATTTTTTTCTACCAAACTTTCAATGCCCACTTTTAATCTTATAGCGCCGCTCTCGGCGGTCAAACGCCATTGTTCCTCGGGCATTTGAGATTTGGGACGAAATATAAAATAGCTGGCCCAGTGTATTCGATTATCAGGATTTTTGTTGTTGTGCTCACTCAATAAAAAAATTAACTTATTGTATTCTTTGACGTTGCCATTGATCAAGCTGTCTTGAAATTTAAAATATCTTATACCATATTTTTTATTTTGATACATTATTTCATTGAAAATATGTTCGCCGGTGCGGTATTTGAATTTTTCCCAATATTCGTGTATGTCACAAAATGTACACTGACGCACACATCCTCTACTGCCCAGTATACCAATAAACGGACTTTGATATAAAGAGAAGTCGTAGTCATCATAATTGGGATATGCAACACTGTTTAGATCTTCCAGTGGTTGCCAAGTCAATGAGTCAACTCCAGGATAATTTACATTGCCTTTAAGCAGTTCAACCAAGGCAATGTCGCCATCGCCGCTGATATAATGATCAATCAAGCCTTGAGACATCATTACCGATGTAAATTTTTCTTCGTTGGTTGTTAGTCCATGACCAAATGCACCTGCTCCACCGATTATAATAACAATGTTTGGATTAATTTTTTTAAGTAAAAAACACAACCATTTAGTGGCATGTTGACATTGGTAGTGCAACAAGCTCAAACAAACAGTGGTAGGGTTGTGCTTTAAAATTTCGTCTGCCATGTACTCAAAAAGTTCTTTGAGTTTTGGTACCAATGCCGCATTGACCACTTCTTGATGATAAAAGAATTTTAAATAGTCATTGTAATCTTCACGGGTAGAAATACGATTATATATCTGCCCACTGAGATCAATGGCCACACAATCAAACCCAGCTGACTCCAATATTCCCTTAAACAATGCTGGCGCCATTATTGGCGCAGTTGTATCGGTGTACGGAACTGACGCTACCACTGTCAGTGGCTTAGTCATTGTGTTTTTTTCTATAGTCTTCAATGGCGGCCTTTATTGCATCCTCTGCCAAGATACTACAGTGGATCTTAACAGGCGGGAGTGCGAGTTCTTCAGCAATCGAGCTGTTCGTAATTGTGCCTGCTTCCTCAATTGATTTGCCCTTGACCCATTCGGTAACGAGTGAGGAGCTAGCAATTGCCGATCCACAGCCGTAAGTTTTAAACTTGGCGTCCGTAATAATACCATCTTCTACCTTTATTTGTAAACGCATGACATCGCCGCATGCTGGCGCACCCACTGTGCCTGAGCCCACGTTGGGATCGTTGGGATCCATTTTGCCCACGTTGCGTGGATTATCGTAGTGATCTAGAACTTTTTCAGAATAGGCCATAATACATCTCCATGTGTTATTGTAACAGTATTTACTTCAAAGGTCAAGATGAATTTTATGGGTTTGATGATTTTCGGGACAAAATTTACATTGAGGTATTGGATTTTTTATTTGAGAGAGAAAATTGTCAATATCAAAATCGGTATCGGTTGAACTCAATGGCTGGTAAGAATTTATCAAAATTGAATCGGACTCCGATACATTAAGAGAGTGTTGTTTTGCAAATTCTGGTAGAATACCCACCACACCGCATTTGTATAATTTTCCTCGGATAAAATGATGACATTCTCTCATTCCGCACACCTTGTGTGCTTGTATAGGATTACTATTATGTAAATTAAATAGTCCGTTTTGTTGCACTACAGTGCTGGTATTAAAATCAGTCTGAGAATATATTACTACTGCAACACCATTGGAATCTTGATAAGAAATACCAAAATCTAATTCTTCTACTGTTGGGTTAATTAAAAAATCAGTGATTATTTTTACAAGTTCTGGACGTTGTCTTTCATCATGCAAGCTAAGTTCTACCCAGGTTTGCGTTTTTTGTAAACAATTGTATAACCCCTTAACATGTCCCAATCTTGTGCCATTGGTTGTTATACGCCACCCACGATGTGGCCATAATTTTTTAACTCCGTAAATCCAATCTACAACAGTGGGATTTAGCAATGGTTCTCCACCGAGTATGACCGGAGTTTCGATGTCAACAATCTTGGACCATTGTGCATATACGTCTGCATAGTCAGCCCAGTCCTGCCATCCAGTAAAGTGATAGTTGTTGAATCTATTACAGTTCTGGCAGGTTAGGTTACAAACGTTGGTAATATAAAATTCTGCGTAGGGCAGAGTATATTTCATTGTTGATAATTTAAAAAATATTATTTCTTCATACCGCGACGCATGGCCGCTTTGGCATTGGAGTCTACAGTGGCTCGAGCTTGATCCACAGTCATTCCTGCTGTGGTTTCTAGTTCGCCTTTGAATCGAACCACTCCGGAATTTGGATCCAAGGGTTCTAGTACATTTTTAAGCGGAGCTTGAGAGATAAGTTCGCCTAGATTTTCTTTGGTAACGTTTACATCAAGACTTTTGGCTGCTTTGATAAATGCGTCTTGGCTTATCTGCCCTTGAGCATTTTCATCTTTGGCACGATCGGCCAACCAAGTGGTCAATGCCAACAACTTTGCATTGTTGTCATCTGCAAACTCACGCAGTCTCATTATCTGCGACCGCGTCCCAAACTGACTTCTAAATCGCCAACTTCTTCGTCTTCTTCGGGTTCCGGAGCTGGCAACTCTTCTGTGCCCAAGTCAGGAGCAGGCATTTCTGCAGGAACCATGTCGGCACCAGGAACAGCAGGAGCTTGTCCTGTGACAACACCTAGAGCTGTTTCTAACTGTCCTTTGCTACCTTGCAAGTTCTGTGTTAGACCTGCCAGAGCCGCTGTGGCATCTGCATTGAATTGTTGAGCTTGGTCAACACCAACTTCGTTCTTGATTTGATCAACCAGGGCTGGCAAATCTTTGAACTGCATTGAAGTAACTTGCTCAATCATTTTCTGTACCTGATCAACCATGTCTTGTGACGCCAACACAACTTGAGCTTGTTGAACTTCGGATTCTTTTAGTTTACGACGCAGACTGTGCTGACCTTCGGCCATGCTTAATTGTTTTTGTAGTTCAGCACGTTGTTTACGACGATTTGCATCTTCTTGATCCATGGCACGAATTTGGTCCTGAATCTGCTTGCGCTTTTGCATTTGCTGTTGAGCTTGTAATGCTGTTGCTTGTTGCGAAGTTTGACCTGTGGTGGCTGTTTGTCCAGCAACAGGAGCAACATCTTGTTCGCTTAACTTGCTGGCCAAAGCCTGTTCCATCATGACCAATTTCAAATAAGCAGGATTTTGCTCACTGCTGTGAAATTCAGGTTGACGACGGTGCTCGCTGATCAAGCCACGTACACGATTCAACATGTCATGTGCTTGACGCTTTGAAATTGATTCAAAGCTCACTGATTGACCAAAGTGACTTTCCATCACTTTAGCGATTTGTTTGGTTTTTTGTGGCGCGGCCAGATCTTGCAGTTTCATTATCGAATCCTCTTTGTTGTAAATATTTAGCCAAATTAACGCATTTGGTCAATTGATTTTCCAGCTCTTTTTTTCGAATTATTTTGGTTTCTAATTTGATGTCAATTGATTCACGAAAGTCAGCACGTTTGCTACGATTGGCAACACCGGCTCTCACAAATACATCATTGCTCACAGCCGTTAATCTTGAGTCTGTGTTGTGTATTTCTCGTGCCAAATTATAGTTCTTATACTTGTCGGCCACGCACCAACTCACAGCAGTTTTGGTTGAGCTAAATTCACCCACAGCATTGGCATGACAATACACTGTGTATCCAGGACGAGAGGCTACTATGCGATATTTTCCAAATAATTCATATTCTCCATCATCGTTGCGCCAAATAAAATTGGGCATAATGGTACGTAATTCACTGCGTACCCAGGCTTCTAATTCTTGATCTTTTGTCATTTATTTAAACACGTAACTGGCCATGAGCCAACCCACTGTTCCTACCAACATGCCAATGATGCCCACACCCCAGGCAATAAGACGATCATTGTGTTTTTCCACATGAGCAGCCATGATTTCTCGAATGTCTTCGGTGCATGCTTCAACCTTGCTGATTTTGGCATTGAGATTGTCCATACGCTCGTCCAAACTGCTGTAGCGTTCTGCACACAGTTCTACGTGTGCCTCCAAACTTTTCTTTTCAATTTCAGTGGTTTCGGCCATGGTTGTGATTCCTATTGAGTATTTATAGGTATAGTGGTAAACCATATATTCTTATCCACGATCAAAACAGTGTTGTCCAACTCAGTTTCGTCCAGTCCAGTGATCATGGGCACATTGGCACAGTCGGCTTTTAACACAGCCAGCGAATCTTGACCATCCGCAAACAGTTGATCGTTGACAATTTCAAACTCAAATGTCCAGATCTGATTGAGTTGATGGGGCAATACAAAATCCACCTGTGTTCTCAGACTTATTATTTGTGTGACAGTTTCCCAATTGCGTTGCTGATTTCTGGCGCGGTTCCACTTGATTTCTGTGTCAATGCGTGTGTTGCTGGTGTCAACAAAGGGCATGCGTGAGGGTTTGAAATGACCTGTAACGCCAGTGGCTGTGATATCAAAAAGAGTTTGGCATTGTATACGCATAGGACTGCATATTTAACAGCCAAAAAGAAACCTCAGCAATAACTGAGGTTCCGGATACAAACTAGGTTTAAATTAGTTTGTAAATGTTGCTGTAGCTGCAACTGATGATGTACCACCTGTGGCTGTGTCAACTGCTGTTGCCAATGTCGCTGTAGTGTACGCACCTGTTGGATACAAAGCCAATGCCAATGTATCTGTACCTGTGTCTGTGAACTCATAGATAGCAATAGTTGCATCTTGCTGAATTGCTTGAATAGCTTGAGCAGCGATTGTTGTGTTTGCAGCAATGTTGGCCAAAGTAACTGTGAAAAAGTCCAATTTTGGACCTTGTGGTTGCACAGTTGAACCACTTGTCAAGGCATTAGCGCCTGAGTTTGTGTAGCCTGTTGCGTCTAAACGCAATACTGGTAGTAAGTCACCGTTTGTACGTGGGAATGATGCCATTTTAAATCTCCTTAATATATGAGCTTTCGCCCTACACTTATTTATACCGTTTGGAGAATTTCAGGAGAGTCTAGCCCAAATTAGGGTTATTTAAAATACGGTTGCCAGCGGAAAAACCAAAGCGATTGACCAACTTGGCACGGCCAGCATCTGACGCAATGACCCAGCCTTCTTGTCCAGGTTGTTGACGATCAAGTTGATTCAGCATGTCTGTTTTGATTTCGTGCAACAACAAGAAACTGGTAAAAGCAGCACTGATACCATCTAGATTACTGCGTGGGCTTTGCAAATATTCCACGATGTTGTTGTACTTGCGTGGTGTCACTGCCTTCTGCAACCATGGGCCAAAGTCTGCCAACAAGTTGTTGTAGTCGCTTGTGATTCTTGAATTGATATAGCGTTTGCACAACTGTGGCAAGTCGGTAATTCCAGCTGCTCGCAATTCTGCAGGATTAAAAAGACTGTCAATTGCGGCGCCATTTTGTGCCACTACACTGCGTAATTCTCGTTCTAATTTTTTATTAGGTGCAACATTTCGAATGTCTTTTACTGTGGGTTCAATCAACAACAGTCCCGGATGCGGGTTGAATGTGATATGCCGGATCGGCTCGGCCGCTGACTGTGGATCATCATAACGTGTGTGTATGGCTATGCCCACTTCTGAATTGCCAATGGCCTGTCCCAGCTTGCTTTCCACTGGAATACGATATTCAACAAAGTTGGGGCGGAACACATACGCACCTGCTTGTTCCGGCGGAGTTTCGGTGTAAAGCAAATCACCTTGCACATAACCTCGAAAGTTTTGTGGTGTAGCACTTTCCAACATGGGCCATAACTTTGAATAAATGCCAATCAACTCACCGCGTTCACCTGAACGCATGTTCTGTATACGTGCCATCATTGCAGGACTGGTTGCCAGGCCATCATAGCCCTTGGCCAAAAATCCTGATTTGTCTGTGAGCACAAATCTACCTTCGGGATTTCTTCCAAAAATGATGGCAGGTTTTCCGTCCCATTTCACAGTGGTAGTGGCTGCTGTGTTTTCAGCAGCTGATTCGATAATGGCCAATGCTTCTTTTATACCACGTGTGCCTTTTTCAAACACTAGATCTTCCAAGTGTTCGATTCTGGCAGCAGCCTCTGTCAACAGTTGATTCTCAAATATGGGTTGCATGCCTTGATTCACAATGCGATCACGCAAACGTGCTAGGAAATTAACTTCTGTGTATCCTGTGGGTGCAGGTAATTCCATGCCTTCCATAAAAGGCACACCTTCACGGGCAAAATGCTCACGTGCATCTTTTAACTTGTCGTCCTTTTTGGGATCTTTATCCAAAGCACGAATAATAGTTTCTACGGAATACAAATCTTTTTCAGTGGCGCCTTTGTTTAAAAGTATTTTGGCAATTTGATTGGGATCATTTGAAATGATTTCATTTGTCACACGATCCTGTAGGCCCGCTGTTTGATTTAATTTATAGCCCATGCTTTTGGCAATGCTGTTCATCAACACATTGCGGTCTTGACCTTTGTATGCACTGTCAGCAGGAGCTGATAAAATGAATTTACTAAATGGCACATCCTTTAAAAACATAAAGTCTGTTTGCACATAACCCGAGTCAGGACGTCCATTGATGGGTGTTTTGAAGTGTACCGAGATGCCTGATTTACGAATGTATTCTTCGGGCTTTAAATTATTCATTTGTGCCCACTGTGTGAGCTGTGCTACCATTTGTTCTTTGGTATATTGATTGGCATCCACTGCTAGGTCCAAATCGCCCGACGTGGCCTTGCGACCAGTGCTGCCCAAGGTAGCATCCTGTAGATCCATGCCTGTGAGTTGCTCTAGCCAGGCTATGGTGGATTTGACATCTGTTTGATTGATGCGTTGAGTCAATGCTCTGCCCGACGCATCTTTAAAGATGTTGCCACCTTCGTGTAATTGCATTATAGGCCCAGGGCCTTTCTCAACTGATCGGCCATGGTTGGATCAGCTTTGATCAACTGTTGTAATTGAGCCAAACGTGTTGGATCAATGCCTGCTTGTTGCAACACAGTGTTGGCATTGGCCGGAGATGTTGATTGTTGTGGAGTCAACTGTTGTTGTGCATTGGGCACAGCCTTGGCCAACTCCTGATCCAAAAAGCCCTGAAAACTTGGTTCGGGTACTGTGCCAGACCGTTGATCGGCCCATTCACCTTTGTCATTAATGATATAGGTCCTATTGCGGAACTGCAACACAGCAGGATCTGGGTTGATCACTTTGACCATTAACTGACCCTGACTGGAGTTGACATCGGTCACTGATGTTGCTGCTTGCTGAACCAACTTGGGAAACAGATTTGTAACGGCTGTGGGGTTGTCTGCTTGAGCAGCCACAGCGTCAATCAATTGTGTGATTTCTTGTTTATTAATAGCATTGGCAATGGGTTGCCCTTTTAACAAATTCTTTTGTACAAATGCTGTCAATGCCTGTTTGTAAAGTTGAGCGTATCTCACAGGATCAGGATTGGTTGCTTTTAATTGTTTGGCATATTGTGCCCAAGCACGAGTGGCTTTGTCGGCTACGCCCTGAATTCCTTGTTGGGTGATACGATCCTGCTTGGCCTGCTGGTATCCTTGAGCTGCGCTTTTGATACCTTGCAGTATGCCCTGCTCATTTAATTGTGTTAGCTCATGAATTTGCATCTGTTTTTCTCACTGTTCTTGTAAACTTACCAGGGTCTTTGAGCTTGATGGCATTCAACAATTTACGTGTGAGATTTTCAGCTTGCTCTGGTGTGTATGTTTGTTCTATGGATTCCAGCAAGCGTATGGCCGACGCAATCACGTTGGAAGCACGATTTTCAATGACATGGCGCTGATCACGCTCAATATACATTGAATCCAATTCTTCTAATAAACTGCGAGTTTTCTTTTGCATATGGCTAGAACCTTTTTATTATTTATTAAAAGATTAAAGGTTTAAATCAAACATAGCGTTGATACCACGTTGTAAATTCAGGATAAACATTGCGCCAATTTTGATTGCGTATAGAATCATGTGTGTTTAAATGTGCAAACATACTGGCAATGGCTTTTTCATTGTCAACTGGAGCATTTATTACACGTTTATGTGCCCAATGATCAGATGGAATAGTGTTTAATACTGCATCTTTGTATTCTTCGGTCAATGCCAACAAATTATAGCTTCCACCGCAATCATGATAATTGATAGATATTGGATCACCATACACTGTTTGATTAAAATTTTGCCGGTGCCATTCCTCAAGTTCCAAAACCCAGGCTAGATTTAAAGTGCTTGCTGTTCTTTCAACGTTGAGCAATGTGTTATGCGGTAAATTATTTTTATACCACATCAAATTGTCATGCATTTCTGTCCAATTGGCTGGCCAGCGTTGATATTCCATTCTAGGTCCCATGTCATCTAAACTGAAATATATCTCAACCATTTTAAATTTTTCCCAAAACTTAAGTATGCGGTCAGAAACCCGTACAGTGGCGTTGGAATGATACCAAACAACAATTTGATCAAAATCCATTACTTCTTGTAATTTTTCCAGTATTTGCATGTGTGTGTAAGACAACAACGGCTCACCACCTTGAAAATGAATTTGGCGAATATTGTGCATGGGCACAGTGCTTAACAATTCAATTACATTGTTGTTGTTTGCACGTATTTTAAATGTTTTGCTTTGATTGTATTTTTCTTTTGTTTCAACATTACGCCACATTGTACTCAATTGCGGATTACAGATTCTGCAGGCTAGATTACAGCTGAAATCCGCATGCAAGTCTAATTCAATGACTGAGTCCGGTGTTTGCCACTCAGTGCCCAATCGATTGTTCCAACTTTGTCTACGACTGTAATTTCCATTGTTTTCGGTGTTTTTGCATTTCAAACAATTGTCGGGCAAATCTTTTCCTTGTAAGTTATCCAGGCGTTCTTTTTGTAAAACAGGATGTTGCCAATATTCTGTCATGATGTTTTTTTCCACTGGATACAAAGTTTGATACATGCAACAGGGTCTGGCAAACCATTGATTTTTTTCAGTGTTGAACTGAAACCACAGACCTCCTTGAAGATCGGCACAGTATTTTTTTGATGTTGTCATAATTAGAAATTTGTCTTAATTGAGCCCAGCAGTTGTTTTAGTTTGGCACTTTGTACATCTGCTGTAGGAGCAGCAGTTTCTTCATCTCCGGTATCTTGTATGCCCACTCTGCTGGTGGCTTTGATTTGATCCATGACATTGGGCCTTTTGACAAATCCAGAACTCTGTTGCTGATCTTCACCCAAGTCTGTGATACGCATGGTTTCAATGTTGTATTCTAGATCAACCTTTTGTCCCACACCTGTAGAACTACGACTTTTCATACACTGAATTTGATAGCGTCCACGTTCTTTCATAGCTCTTGAAGTAAAGATACCAAATACGTTGTCGGCTGTGTTGATCTTTGAAATACCACCTGAAATATGACTGTGATCAAATTCTACTTCTTCCACTGCCCCACGATTCAACTGCGACGCTGTCACAAGCAATACATTTAATTCTTTGGCCAAATTACGCAACTCTTCTGAAACATACTTGTCTTTGACAAACAAATCGTTTGGACTGACTTTGGCACTCACAGGCATCAGCAAGTCCAAATAGTCAACCATCACAAAGTCCACTTTGATTCCTGTTTGTACTTGTACTTCTTTCAAGTAAGCTCGCACATCATTGATATTGCTTTGTGCTGGCAATGCTTTAATTCTATATTGTCCGGACTTTTTACTGTACAATTTAACTTTAAGTTCAGTGGTGTCCATGTCTCGACGAATGTCTTTTGTACTCATTCCTGCCAACATAGCATCAGTACGCAAAGCACACAGTTCTTCACTCAATTCCAAACTAACATACACACCAGACAGTCCTTGTTGCAACCAACTCAAGGCAATGTTCATCATGACCAAGGATTTACCCGACCCAGATCCACCTGCAAAAATATTCAATTCTCCACGGCTGAAGCCACCATACAATAACTTGTCCACACTGGGCCATCCTGTTGACACTTGTCCACCTGAACTGAAGTATTTTTCTAAACGACGCTTAGGATCATCAAAGTAGTCTGTGCCCATGTCTTTGGTCAATGATATTTGTACAGCATCTTTGATTAACTTTTCCACAGGATCAAACTCACCCTTTTCCAACAAGTCTGCTGATTTAAGAATGGCACGCTCTAGTTCTTGTCGCTTGGTAAAACCTTCAAACTCTTCCATGAACCACGAGAAATGATCTTCATTCAAATCAGGAATATGATTTAATTTAATACCAGTTGCCGCTGAGATTTGTTCGGCCACAGGCATGGTTTTATAGTCGTTTACGTGTCGGGCTATAAACTCTGCGGCTGGACGCAGACTGCGGTCAAAATTTTCAGAGTTATAAATGTTTTGTACACGCACATAACTTGATGCGTCTTGGAGCATCATTTCCAAGAACAATCGTTGTACATCAGTTCCATATTCTTTTAACACATCAGGCCCTTTTGAATATTGTGTATAATTTCTTCTGTTGTTGGTGGAAACAACTCTTGTCGAAAACAAGGTAAATCGTAGAGATTAAATATTTGACTAATTCTATAAGATATCCACGCTTCTTCGATTATGTTTAACTGCATTGGTACTATTTGTTTTCTTATAATTGATTCAACTATTTTACTACATTTCAGATGTCCGTGCCAACCTTGATTTTTTTCTAAAAACTGGTTGTGTAATTTGATCAATTGACTACTGGGACGAAATTCTAAATTTACAAATCGAGCAATTTGTTGTAAAGATTCATAAAATTGATCAATATAAAAAAAAGTAGAAAAATCAAATGCGTGAACATTGTTTGCTGATTTCCAGTTTGTATAATTTTTTAATCCGTTTGTAGGATCAGCAAACATAGATTCAAAATAATGTCTCAAAATCATTCTACTGTAGAAATCAGCCACGCCGTGATTGTCGGACAAACTTTGTAGAAAATTTAACAATTTAGGCAACTTCAACATTTTTTTTCGAGTGTCGATTTCTAAGTTATCTAGGTCTAACTGTTGATCCCCGGCACGAAGAAAACTGTTGGTTACTGCAATTAACATATCGCATTGCGATGGTACGATTCTTATTACATAATCGCTGTCGTCAAATATGTGTTCATTCCAACTATAATGTCCGCATTTGGTAATGGGTATATAATCACTGGATACATCTTTTAAATGGCAAGCACCATCTTTTGTAAATTGATTTTGACTGATGTCGTAGAGATTTCCATCAATGGCATGATTCACTACTAACTCTAAAAAGTTACCGTGCGTTCCTCCAAAAAAATCAATTTTTCTATGGGTTAGTTCGCTTGGCAATCTGCTTTTTCCTTAATTCAATTTTGATTCGACTTGTTTCTCGAGCTTGCATTATAGTTAGCAAAGCTCCTAGCCTGCCATATTTGATCACTGCATCATTGACGTCCTTGACATCGTTGCCCCAGTCGGGCATGCTCACACTCCAACCCAATTCCACAGCACGATCTACCAGCTTCATGCCAGCAGAGTCTTGATCGGGTACTACTATGACTTCTCGTTCTAGACTTCTAATTAATCGTACCTGTGCGTCATTGATTTCAGCGTGTAGCACAGCCAGTCCGCCAATGCTGAGTGCGTCAAACACTCCTTCCATGACCAACACCGACTGCCACGAATCGCGTTGTAAGTCAGTACCAAACACATATCCGGGTTGCATGTCATTCAAATACTTGGGCGCACGGTCATCTAAAAATCTTACGCAATTGCCCACCACTTGATTATCGTGTGTGAACGGTATTACAATGCCCGGACGTGGTTGAACTTTGAACAAAAATGGATAATCTAAACTGATGTGTCTATTGGTTAGATATGATTGTGCTTGTTCCGATAATTCTTGTGTGTCTGCAGGTAAATCTCGTTCTTCAAAATAGATGTCTGCAGGTTTGTCAACTTGTTGTCTAGATTCTAAAATACCGTTGATGCTCTTATGGCGTAGGCTTTCTAAATTAATGCGTTCAATTTCTTCTGTGGGCACATTTAGCCAGGTCAGTAACTTACGAGCCTTGAATGTTACATTTCTTCCTAGTATAAAACTAGCAGTGTATCCGCAGTTGAAACAGTGATAACTCCATCCTTCATTAGTGGTCTTTAATCCGCCACGTTGTCTACGATCCGAATTTTCGCCATTGTGAACACAACATGGAGCATTAAAACTTGTCCAACCCGATGCAGACGTTTTACGTTTTGCGGGCAAGTAAGCAACAATGTCTAGCATTCATACATTGTACACGAATCTATTTGAGAAATCAAGCGATCTCGAACAACCTGGTGACCAAATTCGTTGGGATGACCTCCGGGCATGATTAATTCTCTTTTTTGATTGTCTGGACGATCTCTAAAATGCACAGTCCAGAAAAAGTCAGGCTCAGGAATTGTGGACAACGGTATGATCATGGGCGGGGGCATGATGTGAAATTGTACCGTAGGAATTTGACGTTGATAACTTATGCTGTCAAACAACAACACAGCTTGTTGATAATTCAATGCCGACAACTCTCTCGAATCGGTTAATACTAGATATCGTTTGATCATGTCAGTGAATTCTGGTCCAATTACACTGCTGCCAAAATGAATCCAGGTGCTGTGTACAAATTTGTTCCAAGGAGGATCATTGGAGTAATGCACGTGATTGGGATTGTAAAAGCTGGTTCGGTCAGCTTCAGTTAGAGCTATCAATACCAAGCATTGTTCTGGATTGGGTTCATGATTCAACCACCAAAGATAAGTCCAAATAGTGCTTTGTAAACTGCCGCCTGGAATGCCAAAATTGTCCACGGGCACACTGTAGTGGTTGCCCAGCAATCCTAAAAAACAATGACGTTCTCTATAAGGTACATTTTGTACCCAACAAGGATGTGCATCTTTGTCGCTGGACGCCAGCACAGGATCCAACAACTCATCACCATACATCCATGAGTCGCCGAACCCTACAATTTTTTTGAATTTCATCTAGTAATTATTTCGCTATTACCGGTAGCTCAAATTAACCACGTATCCTGTTGAAATAATAACCTGTGCAGCACTCATGGTAGGTGGTACAGGACGGTACCCAGATCCACCATTGATCACGTTGATTTCAGTGACTGATCCGTTGACAACAGTGGCAGTGGCAACAGCTCCAGCACCTTCACCTACGATTTCTATTCCCGGAGCAGCTTGATAACCCATGCCCGGCTCAGTGACAGCAATTGCAGTTATCACACCGTTGATCACAGTGGCCGTGGCCTGAGCTGGATTTCCCATCACTTGTTGTCCACTTACTCCTGTGGTGTACACTGAATTGTTGAAACACAAACGCAACAATGGATGCCATCCAACGATGTTCATGTGAATAATACCTGTTTTGTTTAGATATTGAGTGCTGTCTGTTACATTGTAAAATATACTTTGATATGTTTCGGCGGCCTGGGCTTTGATCGTGCCTGTATAGTTGATCAATTCCATTTGAATTGTGGTCACTGGACCTGTGGGCTCTATATAACTAGAATAAAATTCTGTGGGCTGATATGGACTAGAGTTATTGATGGGTGATCCACCTTGCAGTGCCCAATCTGGGTAATTGGAGCTAGAACTACCACCATAACTGCTTTGTGCGGTCAAATCCACTGTGGGAATTGTGAGCTCTTCACTGGGCACAAATTCTGGGTACACTGAATCTACTATGTCTATTGGTGCGCGAGCACCTGCTTGAGCATCAGTGAACACTGCTTCGGTTAAATTTCCAGATGCACGGCTGATACTGTAGCCGGCTGGTTGTGCCTGTAAATCAACCAGCTCTTCTGCCAACAAGGTCACTTTGGCTCGGCCAGCTGTGGCATTTATTGTGACCATTTGTTTTTCCAGCAATAATTCGTCGCCGTCTTGACTGACCAGTCGGAATATCATGGTGCTACCTGTGATGTTTACAGGTTTTTGATCTTGATTGATAAATTCAAATAATATTACATTATCAACACCTAGGTTAATTGTTAGTTTTTTTGCGTACACAGGGTCGTACCTCATAGTAAAGTAAGCACCACTGGTGTCTACTGCCAAGACTCTGGTTTTTTGTTGA